TTTCAAAGAAGGCCAGAATATCGTTAGCCTCGGAGTCGGGTCTATTCTCAAAATTTAGCTGCCAGGTGTGCCTAACGTTATTTACACCTTTTGGAGCCCTTTGAGAGTATCCGTCGCCAAAAGCAGCCTCCCGTAAGGAGACTGCTGTAGCTCTGGCGAAACCCCTAGAAGGGATATAATTAAAAACAGTTGCCATATTCTACCCCTATCTATTGAGAAGACCACCAGGTCTGCTCTGTTTTATTAACTCCTGCTGAACAGCAGAACTTATTGCTTTACCTAAATCTTTTGCTCCGGTATCCTTCATGGTAGAAGTTCCATCTGACGCCACATTAACAGTTACATTGGTATTGTTAACCATACCGCCTACGCTAGAGTTATCCATAGTTACCGGAATTGTTTTTCCATCAGGTAGAGGTACGAAAGCTTCTGCGCCTGCTTCTCCAAATAGAGCTACTGTAGGCTTGTTAACTACTCCACCTTCTGCAAACTTTGGTATCCCACCACCAAGTCCACCAGGTGACGCAGTTCTAGGTGCAAAACTAGGTCCGCTTCCGCCGGCAAGCATTCCAAGACCACCAGTTAGAGCATTTAGTATTATCTGCTTCATTATCATCTTAGTGATATCTTTCACTATGTCAGCAGCCATGTTACCAAATGCTTCACCAAGTTTCTTAGTGTTCATCTCACCAGATATTAACATCTCTCCGAACTGCCACGTAGACTCAGCTATAGAGTTAGCCAATCCTTCAAATGCAGATCCTAAAGACTCTTGAATTACTGCACCAACAGATTGTGATTTCTGCGCCAATTCACTTAAGGCGGAATTCCAACCTTCTGTGATTGTTTGAGGATTTTGTAGTATAGCGTCATCTATTCCTTTCTGACTTTCTATATTAGGGTCAGTCTTTTCCAATAGAGACTTACTAGCTGTTGCATCTACTATTTGATTCTGAACATCAGCTAACTCAAGATCCTGTGAAGATGATCTATTAGACCCAAGTTTAATCAACTCACTCTCTTTAATCTTAAGAGCAGAAAGAGCAAGTTCCGCTTGGTATATCTGGCGTGTCAAATCTAGAGTTCTTTGAGCGTTTGCCAATTTTACTTTTTCAAGCGCAGCTCTTTGTTTTTCAGCACCAGTGTACTTACCGTGTGCTATCTCAAGAGCAAGAGCCTCGGACTGGTAGCGTTGCTTCATACTATTGTATGCTCTATTAGCTGCAGCACCAGTTTCTTTAAGTAATCTTAATTCTTGTTCAGTAAGCCAAGCTAAATCTTCTTTAGTTCTAAGTAGAGAAGTGTATTGGTCCTCAAGACTAGCTACAGTATTAAGTTCCTCTCTAGAGGTAGCTAGAGCTGCCTGATCTGCTGCTGTTAGTACTCCGGACATTCTAAGCTGTATTATCTTGTCTTGTTCAACTATTTTAGCACGCTTAAGATTGACAATATCATCCTCAAGTCTGCGCTTTTCCATGTCATTTACAGACCTAGACAACTCTGCTTTCTTTGCTGCTATCTGCTTGTCAAAACCTGTATCACTAATTCTAATTTCTTCATTAGCTACAGCGGCTGTACCTTCTCCTACTAGTCTGGTCTTCTCCGTGGAGTCCTTAGAGTTTTTAGCTAGTCGTAGACTTTCCTTTAATATAGCTAAGTTACTAGTTAAAGCGTTTTTGGCAGCCGCAGAACTAATCTTTAATACTAAAGGCTCCCTGAACTTAGCTCTAACGTCTTCCAGTATATCACCTGATTGAGAAATTTCTTCGCTTAAATATACTAAAGCATGAGCAGTTGATACAACATCTTTATCCTCAAGAGGTATAGGTATTGGATCACCATTTATAGAAGCCATCATATTACGTAACTCATTTATTTGCTGAATTACGCTACCCTTCTTAACATCTTCAGGTCTAACAAGAAGCATTTGTTGCATTGCTTCTCTACCCATATCTGCAGCGTCTATTACATCAGATACACTATTAAGTAATGTGTCTGTTGAATTTCCTGACGGTATTATAGACTTAATTAATTTACTAGCTGCATCAGGTCCTACTGCTAGCAGTTGTGTCATGCTGTTCTTTACTGCCTGATTCTCCGCCTTAACTACACTCATAAAGTTTGTGAAGGCTTTTGATACCTGCTCTATTTGCGATACAGTTATATTAGCTGTATCTTTTTCAAGAAAGTGTACCCCTAACTCTCCTTCGGTACCTTTTACAGACAGTTTAAAAGAGTTCCATATTCCAGAAAACTGCTCTGTTGTGTCTAACAATGCCAGTGCAGCATCTGATACCACTATAGCGGCTTCTGCTGCTTCTGCTGCAGCTAGATTTTTCTCTTGTATCCCTATAGGTCCACCGTCTTCAAGTGTATTTGCCGCCTGCAGAAGTGGGTTGACAACCCCTACAGTGCCGCCTCTTTGACCAGTAGCACTAGTAGTATTTGCTGCTGCTGCGTCTGCTCTAGCCTTAGAAGCTGCTTTAGTTGCCTCTAGAGTAGCCCTAGCTGCTGCGGTAGTAGCTGCAGCGTCTTTCTGCTTAGCACGTATAAGTGCCCCTATTTTGGATATCTGAGTAGTTATAGCATCTGAAGCTTGTATGTAAGAATTAACTAGAAGTTCTGTGCTTTGAACTGATTCTAATGAAGACGAGACTGTAAGTTTCTGTAGCTTGTATAGAGTAGAACTGAACCCTTCAGCTGAAACTTTTACATCATCGTATCCTTCTTTAACTTCCTTTAAGGCCTTCTCATACGCTTTAACTTCGTCAGATTTAAAATACTCACTTATAAATTTGTAAGCTTGAAATGCTGCGTACAACATAAATGCTGCGTTCATTGCACTCATTAGTGCTGAACCTAGGAATTTAATAGCTCCACCAGTGGCATAAGCTACTGTGCCCATAGTAGTCATTTCTGCGGTAGCTTTACCAAGTCCCGAAACAAATAGCTTTAGTCCTGATAGTAGCCCACTGCTAGATATAGCCGCTCCCATAGCCGAGAAACCTACAGTACCAGAAGCTAGCGTAGAATATATGTCTGATCTTAACTGAGCGAACTGACCTCTTATGATAGTTATTGATGAAACAAAACCATTTCTCATCCTAGTAACAGCGGTGGTAGTTTGATTGTTTAGAGTATTCATAGCCTGTCTATGGGCTACATATTGTCTCTCTAAAACTTTTCTAGATGTACCTTCAAATACGCCCTTAGAAACAATACCATTTGGATCCACATTCTTAAAAGCTTCGTTGTAAGACTGAGTAATATTCTTACCTACAGACTTAGCTTGAGCGGGAGTTAGTAGGGCACCATTTTTAAGTGAAGTACCAAGCTTAGCTTTCATGGAAGCAGTTAGCTTACCATTCTTGTCTAGTTCTTTTATCTGGGCAGTTATAGTCTCCGATGCTTTACCGGATTTTAAACTCATAGTCTTTTGCATGTCTATACTAGAGCGATTCAGCTGAGAGGCTCTGCCATAAAATTTCTCCGCCATGTCGTCAAATTTTGAGGACGTAGCAGCTAGTTTAGAACCTAAAGAAGATAATCCTGGGATTGCCATTTTGAAAATGAATAGACCAAAAACTGCCATAAGTGCTTGAAGGGCAGTTTTATTATCAGAGAAGTATTTAGCTAGAGGGGATAGGTACTCTGCCATGGCGCCAAGAGACTTGTTTAGTACTTCTGTGGCAGTTGCTTGTAATCTTGTGAACTGGTTTACTTTATCCTGTGAGGCTATAAGTGCTCCATACTTAGTTTCGGACTGCGCCAAAACTTCGTTCATTACTGCTACCTGCTTTTCATAAGTAGATAACTCACTGACACTCTTGCCCATAGTATCTGCATACGTTTTAGAAGCATCGTTAAGTCTAAGTATGATACCTAGCTCGTCTAGTAGTTCTGGCTCTGCCTTGATAACACCTCGGATCATACGATCTAACGAGTCTCCAAAGTCTCTACCAAGTGCTTGAGACGCAGCTCTAGCTGCTTTACCTAGTCCCACTAACTCTGTCTGTCCGAAACCGGCGGCCATAACTGTAGTGGCTTTCTGTGCGGCTTCTTCAAATCCTATCATTCCGCCAGCAGCCTCTTTTAAAGCTTTAGCCATACCAACCAAGTTGGTACCTTTAGCACGGTCAAGAGTGGCCATAGAGTCTTCTAGAATTTTAACGTCCATTGCTCTTTGCAATGCACTAAAGGCTGCTGTAATAGCCCATATGTTAGCTGCAGTTGTTGCATAAGCCTTAACAAGACCGCCAAGTCCCTGAGATTGTTTAGCAAAGTTTTTAGTACCACTTCTAGTGGAACTGTTTGCAACTCCCTGGGCGTTGTGGTATCCTTCTATCTCTGTCTTAGCTTTCTTAGCTTGCTTTCCAGAGCCTTTTACTGCCTTGCCTAGTTTATCTACCTTTCTAGTAGTTTCTTGTAGGCCTTTATCCGTGACCTTTACGCTTACGTTTACTGTGTTCTTTCCAGCCACTTTAGGAATCTCCTGAAATTAATTTTTACGTTTGCTATTCTGTTTTTGTTGCTTGTTAATCTGTTGGATGTTTTTATTATCCAGCCAGGATAGTATCTCAAACGTATCTTTTCTACCTTCATCTGGCACTTTATATAGTTCAAATAACATGGGTAAACTTGCCCAATCCTTGCCTATATAACCGCCCATTCCGCCAACTATAGAAGGCAAGTGCTGGTATAGTTGAAAAGCAATTTGTACTTCTACGGGTAATTCAGCAATGTCGGGGGGAGCACGATTTTCATCGTACTCCTCACCGGTTTGTGCTATTATCTCTAGATATGTTTCTCTAGAGATATTTAAAGCTTGGTTGTCTAGTAGTCTTTCTAAACTTTTATACAGTTGCACTCTTTGACTTTGTGCGAAACGTATCTAGGTCAGAGATCACCTCACTGATCCAAGTATCAAAATGACTTGAGTGCTTAATCAATAATACAGCATTCTCAATTGAAAACTCTAACTCGTCTTCAGCATCTAGTTCACTTATATCTACTACAATTAAGTCTTCTAGGTGCTTGTATTTTAAACCGCTCCAACCTTTTACAGCCGCTTCAACAAATAATTCGTTGAATAGCTCTAGGTCGAAGTCTTCTTCTGGTTGTCTTGTTTTTCTGTTGAATTTTTTCGAGACGCATTTAGTGCGCATATTCATTAAGGTTTCTTTGCCGATATGGCTAACCTTCACAATAAAGCCTTCAAGGCCGGGGAATTCTACATCAACAAGGCGGGATTCTACGATAAGATTTTTTAGTTGCATAAGTTTTTCTTTAGGAGGGTCTTGGAGAAGAGGGCTGAACGCCCTCAACTGCCTGGTTTTATTATGCCTTAGCTACTTCGAAAGCAACTGTAAGTTCATCAGTACTATCTACACCTAACTGCCCTTGAGCAGCAAATTCGATATTTAGTCCGATAACGTCGGCAGATTCAATTGCGGGAACTGAAAGGTGAGCATATGGCATAGAGAAGATAGCTACAGGATTACCTAATGTCTCTCCACCTGCATTGATTACCAATGCATAAGAGTTTTTAACAGCTGATGTATCAGCTAATGCTTTTAGTAATGAGGCAGAGTTACCTGCGCCAGTATTCAAGTAACAAGTCAATGAACCACTAATCTGCCTAGCTCCTGTGAATGAGCCAATAGGCTTATCTACAACGGATAAAGTACTAGGAGTCAAGAAGGTTATGTTGTTTGTTATGGTAAGGTTGCCACCAGTAACCGGTACTGAGTACACTTGGTCAGGGTCTTCAGGGTTTGTAGAAGAAGCGGTAAGACTTATAGTAGATAACTTATTCTTAATATAAGTAGCTGTATTAGGGAAAGTCAAATAAGTACCTGCAGTATCTCTATTTACCCAATCAGTTGCTAAACCATCTACAGGTGTTACAATATTAGGTGCTGCTACTTCAGTTAAATTGGTTCCCTGACCAGTCCATGTAACCTGTCCGATTCCGTCAATAGAGAAGTCAATCTCAGCTTGATTTACCTGTACACCATCAATTTGGTACCACACGTTTTCAATCTTAAAGTACATTTCCAACTCGCGCAACACGTGTGCATTACTGGATGCAAAGTCTACATTAAATGATGCTAACTGACCTTTAATGGTGTTTGCTGAATCAGGGTCAAAAGCCGGAGCCTGGTTAGAGGCCAAAGCATGCCACATAATAGCGTCAATTACCTGAACTGAGTCTGTAGGAACTCCCGAATCAGTTGCAACGTAAGATCTAATATAAGTAGATAGTGACCATTCAGCTGGCTGCAGAGAAGTGTTAAAAGTGGTGGATCCACGTATAGGGGATGCTCCCGCCTCGTTTACTGTAATCTGTGTTGAGTCTTGTGCTTGCGAGAAAGTGAAACCTTCCAATACAGGAAGTTCCCAAGTATTACTCGCGTTAAAATCTCCATCCGCTATTCGTAGTGCCTTATCGGTTATGTAGACTTTAGTATTTCTTTGTAAATTTAATGACATTTAACTACTCCTCGTAGTAATTAGTTTGGTACTTCGTATAATATTTGAAGGTTAATTTCGCCAACACCATAAGGTACTAGCAATCCTTCATCAGTTTCTATATTTGTAAGTCGTATGTCCTGAGTAGTTCCAGCACCAAAGTCTATAGTGTTATGTGAGTCTATAAGCCTCTCAATGTCTACTAGTAAATCTTCTAATGCGGCTACTGGGTCTTCCTTGTGAACATAAACCTTTAAGGAAACAGATAACCTGCCCCATTTAAAACTAGCAGGTTTATACTCTCTGCTTTCGGAGCCAGCTACTACGGAGATGTGAGGAAAATCTGTTACCTCATCCCAAAATAATAGTCTCTTTGTTACGTTTCCGTAAACATTGGTGTTATAATCCCCAGTACCATCAATTTCTTTTAAGAGATTAACTAGTTTGTCGACTATACTAGATCGAGCGCTCATTCTGTATTACCTCCTGTAACCTTGTAGGACCTAAATTTCTCTTCCATAAGTCCAGAAGCTATCTCTCTTATAGATTTCCTAATAACGTTCCTGGGGTCTCTGTCAGAGGATCCTTGGGCGAACCCGGGTTCAAAAGTTTGGTATGGGTTATTCATGTAAGAGTAAAATATAGAGATAAGCCTACCTCTGGAAGGTGCGATGCTCTCTACTTTAACACTATTTGCGAATCGTCCTGTTCTGTTGTTCAGCGCAGGTGACCCCATATTAGCTCGCACTACATCTGGTAGGCTAGCATTTATTAGGTTGCGTATACCGATGTAATTGGTTACTTCTTGCTCATCATCAGTATTGGACCCTGCCATTGTCTTTTTTAACTTAACAATTTGGGTATTTACTTTGAATTTTTTCTTGCGAGATACTTTCTTGGACTTACCAGAGTACTTCCTAGTAGTCTTTTTCCCATGTAGAGTATCTGAAATATGATCTTCTATCATTTTCATATTAGACGGAGAACTTTCTAATCTAAGAGCCATTTTCTCTAGGTTTGCGACTAGAATGTTTCTTAGCTTTATAGTAGTATTTCTAGCTTGGGAGCCGGTGGATGCATTACCATCCTTACCTTTACCATACTCAAATACCAGAATAGAATACTCGTTAGCAAGTACACCTTTAGAGGTCAGCTTCTTATTTGAGTGCATACTCATGTCAAGCTGTACTAATCTGTTTACTAGTGCATTGGACCTATTTAATAGTGCAGTTCCGCCAAGTGCCTTACGTATTTCCCCCTCTCTCAGGGAGAACTTATCTCTGTTATACGCGTTCTTTTGGGTTAGGGTGCCTGTTACATGACCCCTATGCATATATTTACCGTCATTATCCGAAAATTTATTCGATAAGGTTTTTATTTCTTCGTCATTAGATATAGTATATAACTCGTCTAGTGCCTCTGCGATTAGTACTTTAAGAGCCGATATAACCTTTGCTGAGGCAGCAAAGTTATTAAATTCTAAGGTGGTGGCTCTATTTAGTCCCGGAGGTAATTTTTCGTCTTCACTAGGTCTGTACAAATTACTTTTAACATCTGGGTGAGATCTTATAGCTTTTACTATGATGTTATAAACATTGGCTGAGTAACGTTTGCCATCGCTAGTAGTAAACATACTCTTTGACTTGCGTCTTCCATAACTAAAATAATGAGTATGTTTATACGCCTCTTTTTTGAAATCGTCATAAAGAGCCTTACGCATGTACTCGTCCGCTACTGACATTAAAAATTCAGAGAGTGAGGAGTTACTCATGCAGGTAGCCTGTGCAGGCTTAGTACCCTCTTTATATGGGCAGGCATTTCAGATCCATTTAACCCTGCAGTAGTATCAACACCCTGACCAGACATATTTCTTACAGGTGTCTGCTGACGTTTATTGTAATAAGTTATTAAGTCAAAAACAGCCAACTTTAAGTCTGAAGGTACTATTGAATAACCCGCAGTCATAGAGACCCTTACAGGCTTACGTCTTTTACCGGATATTAGGGACAGTATAGATGAATCTAGTATCTCAATGATACCATTATCTTCCTCTACAAAGTAATTTGCAGAGTCTATTGCTACCCAAGTCTCTGTAGACTTGTCGAAGTATTCTAGTAAAGATATACTCTCTATAGGGAAATTAGGAGTGTAAACACTGCTTCCTAAAAGTTCCAAGTACACATCAGAGTAGACCTCTGATGCTATGTTTCTGCTAAGATAAACTTCTACAAGTTCACTGACTAAATCTATCATAGAGGATAGTCTGTCATCTCCTTCGGCACTACTTATTTTATAGTATTCTTTATATTCTTCCAATGTAACTAAAGCCATATTACCTCCTCTTATTTTCATATACTCTGCTTTAAAAAGCATATGAAAATAAGCCCGGGTTACCCCGGACTTATAACTTTAGGTTTTAGGCCGCTGCGTAAGTCGCGATTGCCACACCTTGATTAGCGATGATATCGTTAAAGCCCAATCTCTGGGTTGATACGATAACTCTACGTTGCTTCTCAACATCGTAGTCGCTTTGAATGTTGAAACCACGTAGACGTGGAGCAACAAAGTTCTTAGTATTTACAATAATTGCATACGCTGCGTTTACAGCTTTAGTAGGCATTTGTGTAGATACCATTACGGGCATACCGTAAACCATACCAACTTGGCCGGTTTTCTTAGTAGCCATTGCACCAACTTCATTGATGTTCTGGAACTCGGTATCTTCTAAAAGATCCCAATAAGCGTCCATAGAAACAACCAATGCTAAGTCTTTCATGCTCAAGCCCCACTGTCCTAGACCGCGTCTAGCTTGCAGTAACATTTTAGCTGTAACTTTAACAGAACCATCTGCTTTAGCAGTTGTAACTGAAACAGCGCTACCCGCAGTAGCTATGGCACGAGTGATCAAACCGGTAGGGTTGTTAGCAACACCAGAACCGCTAATAAACGCACTGTCGATAGCTAAAGAGTGAGCTTCTACCAACTGGTCACGTAGTAACGGAAGGATAGGTATGATTGCATCTTCATCTGTTTCATCAGTGATGTAAGACTTACCAGCAAGCTTGAAAGTATTAAGTGTGATTTCAGTCAATGCTTTAGTAAGTTCAGCACCAGTACTTGCAGCAGCACCATAGTTTGCACCGTCAACCCAACCAGCACTTGTTGAATTAGGATTGATTGGCAAAATTTGAGTTGCAGAGTTCAATTGAATCTCTCTGAACAATGGCTGTACAGTAAGCATTTCTTTCATAGACTCATATAGTCTAGAAGTTACTTCTTGCTCGTACTTATCAGAAGAAACCTGGCCAGAAGAAGAAGCGTTAACTGCTTTCTCTGATAGTTTTCTACCAAACTTAGTATCAAAAAGGTCCTTCTTGCATACTTTAGCAAGGATATAAGCATCTTCGATTTCTTTAGATGTAAATGCACTCTTAGCGCTTTCATCGCCATAATGCATCTTGTTGTCTCTAGCTGCTAAGATAGAACGGATTTCTTCGTCCTTACTTTTGATATCAGTCTGTAGCAAAGCTACCTGCTTAGCAAAAGCTTCAGCGCCTTCTTTTTGTGACTTTTCAAGATCAGCAAGTAAACGCTCAGTCTGAGACTTAACCATTACTCCGATTCTTACTTCATCACGCTCTGCAGCAGCTTTTTCTTTAGCAGCTTTTTCTTCTGCTTCTAAGCGGGCGCGCTCTACTTCGGCGTTATTGGTTTTAAGTGTAGCTTCAATAAGAGCCTTCAATTCTTGTTCATTCATTAAAATTTCCTCGTTAGGATGGTCATTCTCAGACACGGATTTGTTTGTTGTGTAAAGTGATTTGAATTCTGCAACTTCTTCATCCGTGTCAAAAGACTTAGATATAGAAAAGATGCTTGTTTGATTCATTGGAACAGATACTACCGAAGTTTCATGCAATTCCAAGTCTTTTATAAGAAAGATGTCAGTTGCAGTATCATAGTCTGCGTCAAGTACCCTAAAACCAACAGAAAAAGCTGTAATAACTTCGTCCTGAATCAACTGGTAGATTTCTCCAGCTGCTTTAGAGATTTTTGCTTTAATTCGAAGTCCTTGATCAGTAACTTCATGTTCAATCATTCTACCAACAGGACGTGAATGGTCATGGAAAGCTAGAATAACAGGGTTCTTTAAATAATTAGTTAGTGCATTTTTGGTTTCCCAAGCTGATCTGACAATTACATCGCCTGCGCGATCTTTATCAGTAGTATTGGCATAACCTTCGATAATTAAATCATCAGAGTCATCCGAAGATTTAGTCACTGAGCTAATTGAGGAATTAAGACTAACTATTTTATTACTTTTTAGTTTCATTCTTAGTGACCCCTCTATCAACTTTAGTCTTGCCAGGCGCTAATTTTATTTTAGCTGAAACCTTTAATTCTTTATCTTGTGACTTTAGTAAGCCTATCATAGTTTCGTAAGACTTAAACTCTTTACGGATTTGCTGTCTAGAGTACGGTGCTGTTATATGTGCACAGTATTCATGGCATTCCATATCGAGGTTTTTATCTTTGAAAAACTCGGCTAAGTCATCTAACATAGTATCTGACATTAAGCGTCCTCGCTTGGTTTGGACGGCGCACCGCCTTCTTCTCCAGAGACCCCCGTAGCGGACCCTGCAACATTGTTTGGTATTCTAATATAATCCAGCAAAGATGCACTAGGACCTTCAGTTATAGAGTCCAGTCTTAAGGCATCTCTAGCTTCACTTCCTAGCATTATACCATTATTTACTAAGCCAGTATAATACGAAGCTTCGTCACGCAGATCTGGTCTGAGAGCTCTAACTTCAGAAACGTCTTCTTTCATATCATAAGCAAAGAACGCTTCAAACGCAGATAAAAACATCTTAATTGCGGGTATTACAGTGGTTTGGTAAAATAACTTTAAGTTAGGAGATATATTAGCGTTATTTCCTGAGTTTAATAAAACAGGGGGTACTCCTAAAGCTTTCAGTATTCTTTCTTCATGAGACGTTACCCCGTCCTTGAAGTCCAAATCTTTTAAGTTACCGGGGTTGATAGAGTCCAGTTCTAAACCACCATCTAGAACTACAGGTCTTCGACCTCCAGTCTTGGGGTTGTACTTGGCTCTCCATTCGGCAACCATTCTATCTTTAATTCTTTGACTTAAAACATCTTTAGTCTTTAGTACTAAACCTGGTACTGCACCATTCTCAAAGAAGTTTTCTTGGTAGCCAAGCATTGCATCTAGTATAGAGATGCTCTGAGTGGCTGATTTAAGCCTAGAGTCGCCTCTATAAATAGAGTCTGCCGAGTTATCTTTAATATGAATTATTTCATCATGTCTAAAAGGTGTCTTACCATCGTATATGTAACCTGATATAAAAGTTTTAGGATCAGATTTAATTTCCATACGTACTGCTGGTAAGTTAAATAAGTGCTCGCCGTCAAAATATATAAAACAGTTACCTTCTACAAATAAATCCATATAACATTTTCTTCTGAAAGAGTTTATGTCTTCATACGGGTTAGGTCTGTTGTTTAGTAATACTTTTATCCTTCCTGGCTGAATTTTTGCTGCTGAAGTAAATGGCAACTTAGCCTTTACATCAAAATTTACATCTGCTGCACTGTTAACTAAAAGATCCACCCCACGCCTAACTACTTCTATATTGTTGTACGCGTTGTTAAACGTTATACCACGTTTAGTGGAAGTTACTGAGTCTCCTTCCGCTTGAGCTATTAAGCTCTGGGCCGGGTTGTATTTCTCTTCTAGTTCTAAGGCAGCTTTATCTCCTGAGGCGCCACTGGAACCCCAAAGACTAAATAGGTTCATCTATTTCTCCTAGACTGAATGTTTAATTCTCTGTTTTTCCACCCACCTAGACTGTTTTGGGGCGGTTAAAAGTGCTGGACTTTTACCGTAGACTCTGTGAAGTGCTGCGTGGTGCTTGCTACAAAGTGTAACACAACCATTTACTAACTCTTCCCAGTGTTCTTCGATAAACCTGTCTCTTACTTCTATAATATCGTCAACACTAGTAACCTGTAACCCATTCTTATAAGTCCATAAGTGGTACATTTCAGCAACCGAGTGAAAGTGATGAAATTCTAGCGGCTCAGTTGTAGAGCAAATGCGACATTCTGAGTCTTTCTTGTAGTTTGATTTTACACGATCTCTAATATACTTAACAGGATCACGTTTTAACTCGGACATTTGGTTTTTCCTTGCTCTAACCTAGTTAGTACCCTGATTATGGCTAAAAACTCTCGATTAATTTTAACAATTATACCGTATACAGATAAAAATGTCAACCATTTGTTTTACTTCCACCTTCGACTGGTGCACCCATAGTGTTTGCATCTCAACAAATTTTATTGTACATAAGTATACAATGCATAGCGCAATGCATCAGCCATGTGACTGGCCTCATTATGTACTGGCTTCTCTCTTATGAGAGTGCTTCTGTGGTCCCATTGATACTGGTCTAGAGCAAATAATAAGTGAGTACAATCTGGGTCAACAATTAACTTGTCGTTCTCTATAATCCCAGCTACGTGAGCTATACCATCCAATACGGACTTCTTAGCATTTATAGTAGATATGTCGTGCTCCATAGCCCAGTCATGTCTAGTCTGCGCAGCGGCCGCGTCTATAAATATCATATCTATATCGTAGCGCACTTCCATAGCTTTAACTATCTCCGCCTGTCTAGAAGTGGTTTGCTCTGCATCTAGGTAGTCTTTTAGTGCGTAATAAAGTTCTGTATCGGGGTCATAAGCTATAACTACGAATGCTGTAGGGTCTTTAAAACCTACGTCAATTCCTGCTATAACATCCATCTGTCTTGTATCTAGCTCAGATAGGTCACGTATACACTTCTCAGCATCAAAGTCCCAGATTCTTCCCTGAAAACTTGTGAAGTCAGCCATGTATTCTTGTCTAAATTCAGCACTGGACATAGAGCCTTTAGCCTGCAGAATATCTTTCTCAGTCGCTCTTGGATTCTCGCGCCAATCGGAGTGTATAGATACCCAATCACTAAAATTAGGATCTTGTGAAAAGCCTCGTTGGTAAAATTCATGGAAGTAGTTATGTATACCACGAGGTGTTGATATAAATATAGCTTTTGAATTTACTTTATCTAGTGTAGGTCTTAGTTGGATATTGAAAGCATCCCTACCTTCGTCTGATAGTGCTGCTTCGTCAAATAGTATTAAATCGTATGATCTACCTACGACTGAGTCTGCCTGAGTAACCGAACCCATTCTTATGGAACTCTCGTTACTAAGTACTATTACCTTGTCCTTTTGGTTGTTTTTGGTAACTTCTAGATCGAATTTATTTATTAGCTGTCGTTGTAACTCCCACGATATAACTGTTAAGGAGTAGTTAGGCGACATAAGAAGTATATTGCACCCTGGGACTAGAGAGACTAACTGGGCTAGTATATTTGCTATGTATGTTTTTCCTGTTCGTCTAGACAGACAAGCAGTAACAAAACGATACTTTGGATTATTGATGGCGTTAATAAGTGCCATCTGTGGTGCAATAGGCTCAATTCCCAGTAGGTCCAAGTATGGACCTACTGGAAGTTTAAGAAACCTATCTTCTACAGGAAATTCCTGTAGAAAAGTTGACTCAACGTCAGGTCTGCTTATATTTAGCATAGTTTCTTCTTATTGGTTAGGTGCTGTCTGTAATTCATGCCCATGTGCTAGGGCTAGAAAACTGGCATTTCCCGTAGTTAAGTCA